CTGACGCGTATAGTCGACGGCCTAGAGACAGTATTCGGAAAACTAGGAGGATATAAATATGGCATCAACTACATTTTCGGGACCGATTAAAGCGGGAACGATAGCAAACACAACAGGTTCAACACTTGGTGATAACGTAAAAAACGTTGGTCAAGTAGTAATGACTCAATCATCAGATGTTGCCCTAACTCACGCAACAACTACTGCAACTGCTTTAGGAATTGTAATTCCTGCAAACAGTCAAATTATGAATATAAACATAGTAGTAGAAGAATTATTTGCGAACTCTTCAACAACTACAATCGCTATTGGTGATGGTTCAGGTGACGCAACTGATATTGCGGCAGCTCACAACGTATCAGCTACAGCGGTAGGACCATTAAAAATGTTACAAGCTTCAGCTGGAGCTTGGGATAACACTGGTTCAACTGATATTGAACTTTATGGTATTACTGTTGCTAACTCTGCAACTGCAGGTAAAGCAAGAATCGTTGTTGAATATGTACAAAATAATAATTTAACTGCGTTATAATAATTAATTTAGTGTGGGCTTCGGCCCACACATAAATTTTAAGGAGAAAAAAAACAATGGCTAACGTATCACAAGTAAAAGCCAAACGATTCACTGATGGAACAGCTGCAAGTGCAACTACCATCGCTGCAGCTCAAACTTTGGGTTCAGCGGGTAACATGACTTTAGCTGGAACAGCGGCGACATTTGCTGGCGATAATATGGCTCAAAAAATTACTCTTGTTTCTGCAGGAAATATTAGTGCGGTTACTTTCACAATAACTGGAACTGATTCTGAAGGAAACACTCAAGAGGAAGCATTAACTGGTCCAAATAATAGCACTGTAACAAGTACAAAATACTTTCAAACAGTAACTCAAATTGCAGCTTCAGCTGCAGTTGGAACTAACACTTCTTCTGGTGTTGCTGCAGATCAAGGTGGAACTGTATTTGCAGGCAGAACTAGAATTAGAGGAATGCATGGTGTATTCGGCGGAGCAGGAACTGTATTATTCAATAACACATCAATCGATGGTTCAGAACAATTAGGTATGACTGTTGTGTCAGGACAATTAGATCCTTACATGCCAGACAATGGAGTATTATTTGATTCAGGTGCTTTCGTTAAGATGGATGTTGGAACAATTACAGGTTTAACAGTATTCTTCGACGGTTAAGGAGTTTAAATGGCCACGATCACTTATACAGTCACTGTAGCAAGTGGCACTAATAAATATGGTACCGGTAATAAATACTATATTAACGGAGAAGCTAACGTTGTCTTATATTTAGATGAAGGCAACACATATATATTTGATCAGTCAGACTCCTCTAATTCGGGACATCCTTTTAGATTTTCAACAACAGATAATGGAACTCATGGTGGCGGTGTAGAATACACAACAGGTGTAACTACAACTGGAACACCAGGAACTTCTGGAGCTAACACAACAATTAATGTTGCACCTGTTAAAAAAGATGGTGCACCAGTTTTATTTTATTACTGTACTGTTCATAGTGGTATGGGTAATACAGCTCAAACTATTTCACCTACATCTGGAGTTACAGAATTTGATCCACAAATAGATGACATCATAGAAGAAGCCTACGAAAGAACAGGTGTTTTAGGAACTAGAACTGGATATCAGTTAAGATCTGCAAGAAGATCTTTAAATATTTTATTTCAAGAATGGGGTAATAGAGGAGTACATCTTTGGAAAGTAAAACTTGCTAAAGTTCCTTTAGTTGAAGGACAAGCTGAATACAATTTTGCAAGTGATTCATCAAACTTTCCAGACGACATAAGTGATGTATTAGAAGCATATTATAGGAATAATTCTACACCAACAGCTCCAGCTGATATTGCTCTTACAAAAATTGACAGATCACAATATTCACAAACACCAAACAAATTAGCTAAAGGCACACCCTCTCAATATTATGTAGAGAGAAAAAAGAATCCTAGTATATTTTTATATACAACACCAAGTTCATCTGTTTCAGATTCAGCTACACCATCTAACTTTCAATTATGTTTTTACTATTTAGCAAAAATTCAAGATGCTGGTGGTTATTCTTATACAGCAGATGTTGTAAACAGATTCTATCCTTGTATGATGTCAGGACTTGCATATTATTTAAGTATGAAAGTATCTCCTGAAAGAACACAAGAATTAGAAAGAATTTATGAAAGTGAAATGTTAAGAGCATTAGATGCTGACAATCAAGGAACATCTAGCTTTATTTCACCACAAACATTTTATGGAGATGGAGTATAATGGGTAAATATGCATCAGGTAAAAGATCATTAGCAATATCAGATAGATCTGGTATGGCGTTTCCATATACTGAAATGGTTAGAGAGTGGAATGGTTCATTAGTTCATAAATCAGAATACGAACCAAAACAACCACAACTTGAACCTAAACCAGCTGGTTCTGATCCACAAGCTTTATATAATCCAAGACCACAACCTGCATCAAAAGCAAGTTTAATTTTATTAGAGGATAATCCTTTTGAATCTATAATTTATTCTGGCACAACTTATGTAAATGTTTATTCACCAGATCATCAAAGAAGTGCAGGCGACACTGTAAGATTTAGAGGACCACCTCTTGTAGATTCTGCAGGTTCAGGTGGAGATGAAGGAAGAAATTTACAATCATTTGCAACTATTCCTACATTTGATAATGTAAGTGATTTAAATAACACAAGTGGATTTACAATTGCTTTAGGTAAAATAGATTCATCTGGAAATGTTACAGGCGCAACAACAACTGATGCTTTAACAACTCCAATAAATTATTTTTATATAACAAGCACAAGCAGTGCAACAAGTGGAGGAGTATTTGGTGGTGGCTCTAACACATCTGCTGGTCCAGTAACATTAGAGGTAGTAAACGGATAATGGCATACACTTTAGATAATTTAAGAACTGATATTAGAAATTATACAGAAGTTGGAAGCAATGTTTTTTCTGATTCTGTTTTATCTACAATTATTAAAAATGCTGAAAATAAAATTTATAGAGAAGTAGATTCTGATCAGGATAGATTTTACGCTACATCTAATTTAATTATAGGTAATAGATATGTAACTATTCCGTCTGATTTAAGATTGATTCGATATGTTCAACTTAAAGATTCTGAAGGTAATCAATATTATTTAGAGCAAAGAGACACTACTTTTATGGCTGAATATTATTCAGATCCAGGTAATAGTTCAGTCGATATTCCAAAATACTATGCTAACTGGGATGAAGACTTTTGGGTGGTTGCTCCTACACCAGATAAAACTTACGAAATTACATTGGCTTATAATAAAGAGCCTACAAGTATTACCACAGACACGGGTGGAACTTACCTATCAAATAAATATCAAGATGTTTTATTATATGCTTGTCTGGTCAATGCATATGGGTACTTGAAAGGACCAGCAGATATGTTACAATACTATTCACAAGCTTATGAAAAAGCTTTACTATCGTATGCGATCGAACAACAAGGTCGAAGACGCCGAGACGAATACACTGATGGGGTTATTCGTACCGTTTTAGAATCCAAAAATCCATCAAGTAATAAATAAGGAGATAAAATATGGCAAACATTGTACCGTTCGCATTTAAAGGTGAGTTAGCTTCTGGAAATCATAACTTTAGTTCTGGTGGTAATACTTTTAAATTAGCATTGTACACAGCAAATCCATATACAACGTCAAGCACAGTATTTAGTTCAACTAACGAAGTTAGTTCTGCAGGTGGTAGTAACTACCCTTCAGGTGGTAACACACTAACAGGTCAATCAGTTACAGCTACAACAGCTACAACTGCGATTGATTTTGCAGATACAACTTTTTCTAGTGCAACTTTTACTGCAGCGTTTGGAGCGATTTACAATACATCGTCTTCAGATAAATTAGTTGTAGTTTTGGATTTTGGTGGTAACAAGACAGCAACAAATGGTGACTTTACTATTTCGTTCCCTGATCCTGCAACACCAAGTAATGCGATTATAAGTATAACTTCATAAGGAGATTAAATGGCGTTAGTTATAAATGATAGAGTAAAAGAGACTAGTACAACTACTGGTACAGGAGATTTCACTTTAGCTGGAGCAGCTACTGGTTTTGAAACTTTTAATGCTGGTATTGGTACAAGTAACACAACTTACTATACAATATTTAATCAAGGTACACATGAATTTGAAGTAGGACTAGTAACGATAAGTGCTACTACAACTTTACAAAGAGACACTGTTCTTTCAAGTTCTAATTCAGATAGTAAAGTAAACTT